TGCAACAGGTAAAATATCTACTTTGTCATCAAAATCTGCAACCTTAACATTTCTTTCTCCACCAACAACATCATAAGGATACTCAGGTGGTAAATAAGTTTTAAATACTTCGGCTAATAAATTAAATTCACTCTTCATCGCCACATACAATCTTTTATGTATGGCTGACATGACCCTGGAGCCTCGCTCTAAGAGGGCAATAGTCGTTCCAACAGCTGCCTGCTGGTTGCCGTCACCGACTTGCATGTCAGCTATGGCGGCAAACCGTTGTCCCGCTTGTACAACTATCCCCATTAAAGATAATAAAGTTTGTGAAGGCTCTTTAAAAGGAAGAGTCATAAACGCGTCCTTGATGTTTCCACCAGGTGCATCGACATCTCTGAATTCTCCAGGCTGTATTGCTTGTGCTTCGTCTCTTACACGAATACCCCTTTGTTTAAATCCTGCAGGTAAGTTACTTAAAGTTCCTGCATCTAATAATTGTCTTAGAGCCGTTGTGGCAGTTCTTGATAAACCACCGATCATGTGTATTAAACCAAAACCATAAAAACCTAGTCCTGGTAAAAATTTAAAGTGAACAAAATATTCTATTTTTTTCTTTAACGGATCTTCAGCTTGATAATTTCTTCTTATAGAAAGTATCTCTCTTGATCCCATTTCCAAAGTTACAATATATGGAAGTTTAATTCCTGTTGGTTCACCATCTTTGCCAATATCTTCAAATCCTTCTAGATCTAAATCTGTATGACATTCAACGATAGAAAAAACATCTTGATCTCTTGATTTTCTAACGCCTTCTAGTTCTCGTTCTTTTTTCTCAACGTCTGTTTCTTGGTCATAACCAGGTTGTATATCTATATCTCTATAGAAACCTGATACTTGTTGTTTTTTTAAATCATTCTCTGACATCTTTAATGTATGACAAACTGCTTCTGCATCTTCAATAGATGTTGCTGTGTAAGGTACAACTAAATCATCAGCTGGTACGAATTTAGAAACAGCTCTACCTAAAAGTTCATCATAGTAGATTTTTTTAAAAGTAGAGCCGCTTAAAGGGAGATAAAAAAGCATTTGATCGAACTCGGGTTCATACTCCTTCATCACATTCATGAGTTGGTAGTTCATGAAATTTTTTACTCTAACAGATTGATCTTCTTTAGCTCTGTCAGGTTTTCCCATGACCTGTGTATGTACAGGTCCTTTTGCGGGTAATAATTCTTTGTAAGCTTGTGCTTGAAACTGAGTTACAGCTTCGGCTAGTACAGGATGCGTTGCTCCTGAAGCGCCTTGAAAGGGTTGTGTCGGGTTTTCGTATTTAAATCCTAATAAATCTAATCCTTTAACATAAGAGTTTTCCCAATCTTTTCTAGATTCTTTATATTGTGTAAAATTTTCGTAAAGCGTAGAAGCTAATGATCCTAAAACATCTTCAGGTAATAAATCTGCTAAGTTATCAAAATGAGCTTCAGTGCCTGCTTGATTAACTGCACCAGGTTCAAAATTAATTTCAGCACCGCCGTCGTCAGTTTGAGTTACTTCAATATCATCAGGTGAAGGTATTCTATCTTCGGTAACTTCTGTTTCTGTAACTGCCTCTTCGCCGGGTACGGTTATTGTTTGCTCAACGTTAGGAAGAGCTTTGTCTATATTGTCGTCTGCCATTTAATTTCTCCGAGTTCTTAATTGTTTTAACTTGTTTTGTAGGAACATTCAAGCCTTGTGGGTTTGGCCCACTTCTAGGTGGGATTAGGTTAGTTTTAACGTGTTGCATATTTACAACAAGTGTTTTGTTTGTTTTACTCATCTTTGTTCAAAAGGTTGTAAACAAACCCTCTGCCTTCTGTGTATTTTTTATATTGATCATATCCTTCATACCCTAAACTTAATGCAAGTCCAGGTAATCCTAAAAATTTAGATCCTGCTCTAATTGTTGCAGGATTCATGCCTAGTCTTAAAGCTTTTGATAACATACCTGTTGGATTCATTCCTCGTGTTGCTTCTTTAGTTAAAGTTCCTGCAAATGCTGGACCTAAATAGTTTAATGGATCAGTTGCAATATCTTCAACAGAGTCACCTGCGTAAACCTGACTTGCAACATTTAATGGTGTGGTTGCAGCTATACCTAATGGTGTAGCAAATCCAGATAATGCTTTTCCAACAGGTCCTAGTCCCGCTCTTACAGCACCAAAACCTTTTTTCTTTCTCGCATCAAATAATTTTTTAGAACCAGGAACCGCAGCTGCAGCTAAACCTAATTCTGCACCTATTGCAGACTCATCTAATAATTCTGGTGCATCACCAACTGCTGCTTGTCTTTCTTCTCGTTCTAATTGATCAGCCGTGTCAAGGATCATAGCGTTAGCTTGTTTGTCGTTTGTTAAATAGGTTGATGGGTCATCGTTTCTAAATTGTTTAACCAGGGCTCCGGCACCGGCACCAACTCCTGCTGTAATTGCAAATGTTTTTCCTTTGCCTGCAAATTTTAAAAAAGCACTAGCTGCGTTTTTTACTTTTGCCATTGCAGAACTTGTTACAGGTGTTTGATCAAGTATAGTTGCTGTTTTAACAGGGTTGGCATCTATGGCGGCAGCACAATTTCCGGGTAAACCACCATTTGATAATTTTGTAATTACTCTACAGTAACCAACTCGTTCTTTTTCTGTTAACGATTTAATTGAATTTTTAAAAATTTTTAATTGTGAAGAATTTAAATCATCTATTGGAATTCCTTTTTTTCTAACTTTTCCAATTCTGTTTTCAATTAATTTATCATCTAATGGTAAACCATACTCATCAGTGGGAACAGTCAATTGTGTAAATCCTATGTAGGGTAGGTATTTTTTTGGCAACTTTTCGGCAACTCTTGCAATTACATTTTCAGCTTCTTTATTTAATTCATCTACTTTTTTAAGATAAGAAAAACTACCGCCTTCAGATCTAGTTGTGTAAGCTTTAGATATATTAGCACTAATTTCATCAGCAATATTATTTAATTTTGTATTGTATGGTGCAAGTCGCGAGTTCATTTGTTTAGTTATAACTGCAACATCATTTGTTGTTAAACGGGTTTCTCCACCTATAGGCATAATATGGTGAAAAGGAAAAGAGTCTGAACCTCTTACATATTTTGTTTTCTTAGCGGTCTTGTCTAGTCTCTCACCTCTTTTTAAACTAGTATCAGTTTTTGAATTTACTATTGAGTTATTACTTTTTAAATCTTTTAAAATAGCTGAATTAATATCTCTTATTCTTATACCTTTTAAAAACTCTCCCTCTGTTCTTGATTTTGGATATTGAGTTTTAATAATTTCTCTATATTTTTTCTCCATCTGGTTTATGGCGTCTGTTCCTATACTCACTGGTTTAGCGGAATAAGTACCATCTGCATTTTGAATTAAAAATAATTTTATATAGTCTTCTAAGTATCCTTTAGGTAAATTACTTAAAATTTTTTTATTAAAGTTATCTTTTTTAGATTTACTAGATAATACCATTACATCTCCAAGATTTGTGCTAAGCCGCCTTTTTTCATTTTAGTCTTAGGCTCGCTTTTAAGAATTGCTATAGTTTCATCTGCAGATTTACCTGCACCACGTAAAGCCATGGCTTGATCAATAGCTGAAAGTGCTTCTGCTTTTCTTTGTAAGTTTGTGTCGTTACCAATTAGTCTAGCTAATCTTTCTGTTATACCGGGATACTTAACCATAATAGCTTCTGCATCTAATAATTCTATAGGTAATTCATCAACATTTATAGAGTCGGATGTTTTTAAATTTTTCATATAATAGTCATCTGTCTTTGGGCCACCATATTTTTGCATTGAGGCTAGCTCATCTGCTTCATCAGGAGTAAACAATCTAGAGTCACCAGACATTTCAGCTTCTTCCGCTTTCTTTTCTAAAAATTTTTTTCTACCTGATTCTCCTGGTTTAGGATCTAATCTGCCAGCTTTGTAATCTGTAAACATTTGAGCTTCATAAGCTTTTCGAGATTTTACAAGTTCATCAGCTTCTCTAACAGTCATACCAAATGTATACCAAGTTTCTGGATCACCTAATTCACCTTCATAGTCTTCAATATCAAGATCATCTAACACTTTATTTCTCTCATTAAACTTTGCAAACTCAGAAGGCTCAATATCATCTGCAGTCTTAAGTGTGTCTTTACCAAATTTTTTATTACCTAATTTTAAAAGTGCGGCTATACCATCCTTAACAGACTTACCGCTTTTAAAACCAACTCTGCCTCCAGTTTTATAGGTTGACGCTGCTTTTAATAAATCTTTAATTTCTTCTAAACTCATATTGTCAAACCCAATATCCAATAACCCAGAGTCTACAACATCGGAAGAGTATTCGTCTTTTCTACGATTACCTGCATAACTTCCTGCCTCATCAACTAAACCACGTTTAGGTGTTGTAACCGAACCGCCTTCTGCAAAACCATCGGGTCTAATACTTTGAACATAATCTGAAACTTTATCTGCAATATTTTTAACATCGTCAAAAGGATTAGCTTCTATAATCGCATCTATTTGTTCTAACTCTTGTCTTGTAAATAAACCTTTGTCCCTA